GCACCGGGCAGGGCAGCGTCACCCTACAACTGTTATACGGTTGATAGGTTCTAACGCAGAACGCCACGTGTACACGATGCTGGATAACAAAAAAGATGTACACTCACAAATACTTGACTTTTATAAGAGGCTACTTGACTAGCCCACGTTTGCGCACTACAGTGTCGGTCTAACAACAAGGAGTTACGAGATGAGCGATGAGGTCGAAGAGGCCGGGGGAACCGTCTCCCCCGAAAAGCTGGTTCGCGTGTACCTGAAGATGCGGAATGCCCGGGACAAGCTGGTCCGGGAGCACGAAGCTGAACTAGGGACGCTGGACGCCAACATGCAGGCGGTCAAGCAGGCTTTGCTTGGCTACTGCAAGGAACACAACGTCGAGAGCGTTCGCACTGCCGAGGGATCGTTTTACCGCTCGCTCAAGCGGCGGTACTGGACGAACGACTGGGAGGCGATGGGTCGGTTCATCGTCGAGCACGGTGTGCCGGAGCTACTGGAGAAACGTCTGCATCAGGGGAACACGCAAGCGTTCCTTGAGCAGCACCCCGAATTGCTGCCACCGGGGTTGAACGTGGACAGCGAATTCACTGTAACTGTGAGGAAATCTTAATGGATGAGTCATACGTCGGCATCGAAGAGCTTGCCAAGCACTTCAAGGTCTCTGTTTCCACCGTGCGCTCTTGGGTGCGTCAAGGCATCCTGCCTGCGGACACGTACCTGAAAGTTGGCAAGACCTATCGGTTCCGCAAGAGTGCCATAGAGGCGGCACTGCACAAGCGTCAGTTGGACGAGGTGGCGAAGTCCGCTGGCAAGAATGCAAATCCTGATAACGACATGTAAGGAGTTGACGAGATGAGTGAAGTTGCACTGTTTAAGGGTGGCCTGCCCGCCTACCTGCGTGAGTTGCAGGACGACACCACAAGCTCGCTGGCTGGTGGTGAACTGGGTCAACGCCGCATCAGCATCAAGGGCGGCGTCTTCCGGGAAATGATCGGTTCCAAGGAGTACCGGGTTAGCGAAGACCGGGCGATGCACGTGGTGATCATCAAGGCCGCACCGAACCCGTATCGCGTGTACTTCGAGGGGTCCTACGTGGAGGGGCAGAATGCGTCGCCCGCATGCTGGTCCAGCAACAACCAGACCCCCGCTGCCGAGGTCCCGGAAGAGCAGCGGCAAGCGGTGAAGTGCATGGACTGCCCGCAGAACGTCAAGGGTTCAGGTCAGGGTGAGAGCCGCGCCTGCCGCTATCAGCACCGCATCGCGGTGATGCTGGAGGGCGAGATCGACAAGCGCGAGGTGTATCAAGTCATCCTGCCATCGCAGTCGGTGTTCGGCGACGGTGAGAAGGGCAAGATGCCCCTGCAAGCCTACGCTCGCTACCTCAAGGCCCACGGCACCCCGATTGCCGGGATCATCACGGAAATGCGTTTTGATACCGCGAGCCCCACACCCAAGCTGGTGTTCAAGCCCGTGCGTCCTCTTACCGAGGAAGAAGTTGCCGTGGTGATGGAGATGCGTACTTCCCCTGAAGCAGAGGAAGCGACCAAGCTGAACATCGCTATCCGCACGCAGGAAGCTCCGGCCCAGAAGCCCGTACCCAAGCTCGCTGCCAAGCCCGCTGCAAAGCCCGTGGTGGTGGAGGAGGAAGAGGCGGTCGAGCCCCCCAAGAAAGCGGTTAGCAAGAAGGCTTCGGCTGCACCTGCATCGCTGGAGAGTCTGGTCGAGAATTGGGACGACGAGTGAGTCGCACCTGGGGGTGGGGCGTAGGCCCCACCTCTATTTTTCAGACCTTAATCTCTGGCGGGTATGCAGACATACGAGTTCTTGTCCGCAGTTCTGGGGGGAGACGGGTACATCTGTATCTTCGGCGCGAATCCAGCAAAGAAGCGCGTAGTACAGAAACTGTATTCCACAATAGATTCTGCAATCTCAGCAGCGGCGAACCTGTGCGATGAAGGCTTTGACGCCTACTTCGGGGTCGCCAAATACGCAACTGACACATCACGAAAGGCCGACAATGTTCAGCACCTGAATGCGCTGTTTTTAGACATCGACTGCAACCCTGAGAAGTCGGAGAACGAAGGCTATCCGGGTGGGCAAGAAGACGGGCTAGCGGCGCTGCACGAATTTGTTGCCACGTACAAACTGCCAGAACCCATCGTGATCAGTTCCGGTCGCGGGCTGCACGTCTACTGGGTGCTGGATACCCCGGCATCGCCGGAAGACTGGACGCCGGTCGCGGAAGGGTTGAAGGCAGCGTGCCAGAAGCACGGGCTCAAAGCCGATCCGGTTGTTACGTCAGACCTTGCTCGGGTGCTGCGCGTGCCGGGAACGCAGAACTTCAAGACAACGCCGCCGACTGATGTGGTGTTCCTTGAAGGGGAGGTAACGGCTACCCCGCTGGATACGTTCCGCACAGCGTTTGAAGCGTCGGAGACTCCGCGTGTGGTGCCTAGCGCCACAGTGCAGAGTGACCCGGTAGCTGATGCCATCATCGGCAACTACCAAAATATCTTCCGCACGATCCTTCAGAAAACATCTGCTGGTCACGGCTGCGCTCAACTACTCAAGATCATTACTGAGCAGGAAACGATGAGCGAGCCCATGTGGCGGGGCGGCTTGTCGATTGCTAAGTTTTGTGTGGATGGCCGCAGAGCAGCGCACAAGATATCGAACAAGCATCCGGGATACGATTTCGACGAGACAGAGAAAAAGCTAGAGCAGATCAAGGGGCCGTACACCTGCGATACGTTTGACAAGCTGAATCCTGGGGTGTGCCAGGACTGCAAGCACTACAACAAGATCAAGAGCCCGGTAGTGCTGGGCCGAGAAGTACAAGAATCCGAAGGGGAAGTAGTTGTCGAGGAAGTTCCACATCTTGCGCCGCTCGCTGGAAAGCAGGCGTACACGATACCAACGTACCCCAAGCCGTACTTTCGAGGTGCGTACGGGGGCGTGTTCAAGCGCACCAAGGACAAGCAAGGTGATCCGGCTGAAATCCCGGTTTATCACAATGATCTGTATGTAGTCCGAAGGTTGACTGACCCCGAGGCTGGCGAGTCTCTTGTCGTCCGACTGCACCTACCCAAAGATGGGGTGCGGGAGTTCACGATTCCGCTAGCGTCCATGCTGTCCCGCGACGAGTTCCGCAAGTACATGGCGATGAACGGTGTAGCGGTGATCAAGATGGACGAGTTGATGTCCTACATGACTTCATGGGTGAACAAATTGCAAGCAGAACTTGAAGCGGATATTGCACGCCGCCAGTTTGGTTGGGCCGACGCGGAGATGAGTCGGTTCGTGGTTGGGGCAAAAGAGATTCACGGCAATCGGGTCGAGCACAACCCACCGTCAAGCGCGACAGTGCGGCTGTTTTCTGCCATGCAGTCTCACGGCACGCTGGAGGAATGGAAGAAGGTAGCCAACTTCTTCAATCGCCCCGGCATGGAGATGCACCAGTACGTTATGGCATTGAGCTTCGGCTCGCCGCTCGTTGCGTTCAGCCCGGACGGCTCGGCCTTGTTTCACATGTACAGCCGGGATAGCGGGTTCGGCAAGACCACAGCCATGAAGGTCGGCAACAGTATCTGGGGCGACCCTGGTGAACTGCTGTTGATGGAGCGCGATACCTACAACTCCAAGATGCATCGGGCCGAGGTGTTCAAGAACATCTTTCTGACGATTGATGAGCTTACGAACATGCAGCCCAAAGACGCTAGCGACATGATCTATCAGTTCACCGGGGCCAAGCAGCGCAACCGGATGAACGTGTCCAGCAACACCGAGCGGTATCGCGGCGATCAGTGGAAGCTGAACGTCTGCAGCACGGGTAACACGAGCCTGCTGTCACGGATCATGATGTACAAGGCGATGCCGAAAGCAGAGTCGGTGCGGATGATCGAGGTCCCGGCGCTCCAATATGTCTTTGACAGCAAGACAGAAACAGACGAGTTTGGCCGTCAACTTCAGGGTAACTACGGGCTGGCTTGCGTGCCGTACATGCAGTGCGTGATCAGCAAGATGGACGAGACCCGAGAGTTGTTCTTCAAGATGCAAGAACGGGTGGACCGGGCTGCGGACCTGTCACAAGTCCACAGGTTCTGGTCGGTGCAGGCGGCTTCTGCACTCAGCGGGATCATGATTGCCAAACGGATCGGGTTGGTAGAGTACGACATACCAAACTTGTTTAATTGGATTGTTGAGCGTATAAACGACAACAAGAAAGGGGAAGGTATGAAACGCCAAGAAGCTGAAGAAGTTCTCACAACCTACCTTGCTGAAAACTACAACAATGTCCTGCGTATCCGCAGCACCGACGATTCGCGGTCTGCTGAATCCACGGACATGTTTATCCTGCCCGACAGCGTGCCTCGTGCACAGCTTATTGCTCGGTACGAGTACGACATCCGCAGGCTGTATCTCTTGCCGAAGCCGTTCCGCGAGTGGTGCGGCAAGGCCCAGATTCCGTATCAGGACATCGTGGCCGAGCTATGCACCGGGCGAACCAAGGGCAAGATGAAGAAGGTGCGGCTTGGTAAAGGCACCCGCATGAACCTGCCTCCCGTCGATGCGTTGATGCTGGAGTGCCAGGACTTCATGAACGAGGAGCGGGAAGAGTCGCTAGCCGACATCCATGTCAACGGATGACGTATTTATAGAGCTATGCCCCGACGGCGTACCGATTAGCGTAGATTGGTCTGGTATGGTTGTCGGGGCGTCGGTTTTTATACCGGCGCTAAATGTCAGCAAGCTAGCGCGTCAAATGTCACGCGCTGCCGCGTCTAGAGGGATGAGACTACGCTGGGCCGAGCGCATAGAAAATAAATTGTTCGGCGCTCGCTTCTGGAGAATCGCGTAGTAGAATCCGCGCCCGGGCGGTGCAACGCCGCTCGTATCTCGTAACTCCCCCAATTACCCCGGCCTAGCGCCGGGGTCTTTTTTACTCTTCAAGCTCGGCAGCGATATCGAGCAGTTCTTGACGCATCTTCTTGCTCAAGACAACCCCGTGATACATCTCTTCCGTCGTGCGTTCATGTTGCGCAAGGGAGCGACGGATGGTCTGCGCCAACTCCAGCCGGGTGCCAAGCCCCGGATGCTTGTCGTACAGGGCTTCAAGTTTCTCCGTCGCCTCGGCCTCACCTTCAACGTCACCAACTCGTGAGGCTATATACAACTCACGCAAATACTTGGTTCTGTTCTTGGTAACTGCTTTGTCGATACCCTTCAACGCCGAGTTAATCTCAAGCTGCTGGTTGTAGTCGGCAGGGGCAAAACCGAATAGCTGCGCAAACAAGTTCCACGGGCCGATATCTCCGACGATGGGGTCTCCCCGCAGCGTGGTTGCACCCTCGGTGTAGTACCGATATGCCTTCATCGGGTTTGACGCAAACACCGGCACCATAGTCTCAAGGCCGCGCTGGTACTCACCTTCTTGGATGAGGTTGAAGCCCCGATACAGACGGTTAGCCACACCGTACAGCGGACCACCAAACGTCTGTGCAGCCCACTCACCAAGCGTGTCCGACCCCGAAGAGAACGGCGAGTCCCGGAACAGTAGGTTGCTCAGGCCAATACGCTCGGCGACGCTGAGTCCGGTCACCTCGTTGATCAATCCCTTGTAAGGAAGTTCGCCGGTATATGCACGGACAAACGTGCCGAAGTCTTCATCGTCATCGTCCTTCAAGAGGTTGTAGATCATTGCTACCACCCCGAAGAGCGGCATGCCTTGGAGACCCGCGAACAAGCCCGTCGTGACAAGAATGCCCGCCATCTGCCGGAATGCCGCCCTGCGCATAACCGGGTCGCCGGAGAACGCTTCCTTTGCCGTCTTCAGCAACAGGTAGTTCATCAGCACGCCGTACTTTTTGAACATGAACAGCACCTTACCGATGCTGTTTTGCGCGATGGGCGGTGCGGTTGCAGCGGAAGAACCGCCGTTGGTCATCTCGGTCAGGTAGATAGCTTGTTCAGCCGCACGAGTTTCCTTGTCGGCCTTGCTCAACGCACGCTCTTCGGCGGTCGCTTTGCTGCTGTTAAGCCGAGCAAGCTCCAGTTCAAACGCCGCCATCAGCGAGACTTCACGGTTCATGCGCTCGGCGTGATGGAACGCAAATCCGCTATACGCATTCAGGCGAGTCAGGGGTGTCTTTTGCTCATCGACCTCCAACGTGTCGTACATCATGGAGCGGTTGAACTGCCCCGCTTTCATGCCAACGTCGTACAGAGCTTTGTACTTCTTGATGTCTTTTGGCAGGTTGGGGTCGTCGAAGTTGTAGTTACTCAGCGATGGCATCGCCCCGCGTACATCCTTCGCCCCCGCCGCACCAAGAATCTCTACCTCTCGCTTGAACCCGCTACCCATGAACGTCTTGTACGCACGAGTGATGGCTGCTCCAGTTGTGCCGTAACCGTACTTGCCGCCGAGGATGGGCATGACGATGAGGGGCACCTGCGACAGGTTGACCATCGCGGACGAGACGTTGAAGCCGAGCAGATAGTTGAAGCCGACCGTCGTGGCTAGCTGGGCTCCGAGACCGGTAGTCGGGGAGATGGCAAATTTGATGCGACGTTCAAACTCGGCCAAGTGCTCCTTGGCGATGCGGTTGTCTTCCCCGCCGCCCTTACCAAGCCGGATGACTTCCTTGCGCATATCGTCTTGCACTTCGTACAGCTTGGCTGCGTACTTCATGTTCGACAGTTGTCGAGACATGGAGAAAGACTTTTCGCGCAGGGCTTCCAGAAAGTCTCGCTTGAATCCGGGCGTGCCCTTTCGGCGTTGGAACGCCTGCGCGTACGCAGTTTCCGGCAGCGTGCTCAAGTAGAGCCGCATCACGCCTTCCATAGCCATGTTGTAGCTGTCCCGCCCCGCTGCATCGCTGGGACGGTTGACTTCGATGGCCGACAGCACGCCCTTCAGAAACGAAGCCGAAGGGGCGTTCTGGTAAGAGATTTCCGAAAGGTTGGAGAACTTCTGGAAGTTGGAGGCCCCTGCCGCTTCCAAATTCTTGATCGCACGGTCGCGCTCGCGGGGCGAGTCAAATGCCTGGATAAACATATCTGGCCGACCGCCACGCCCGATAGCGTGATAGCTCAACCAATAGTCGCCGTTGCGAGTAAGCGGGAAGTACGGATCAATCTTGCCGCGTGCGGCAAGCTTCTGGAAAATTTCGTTCTTAATTTTTTTCCGTGCTTCCGGGTCTGCAACCGTGGCATCAACCCGTGCGCCTATCGAATCCAGCACTTCATCGTAAAGCTTGGAGTAGGCATCTTTCAGCCACGTGTACAGCTTCCTTCCGTCTGGGGGGAGGCTGTCCAATATCGCGTTGAGCCGGTCCCACGTCTCAAGAGCTTCAACTTGGGCAACGGCGTCATTCTTGAACTTCTCTTCGTAAAACTGTCGAGGACGAGTCGGATCGACCTCCATACCGGTGCTGTCGTAGACAACTGTGTTGAACTTTTCGGCAGCGTCTGGCCCGTGCTTGCGCACCCACGCTTCTCCTATCCGTACCAAGCCTTCAATTTTTTGGTTGCGTGCGTTCTCGTCCCCTGCACGCTCACGGATAAGCTCGTTGACTCGCGGAGCCTGGGGCAGATACTTTTTGGATATCTCGACCTGAACTTCCAACGGCAGCAGAGAGTGCGTCATCCGGCGAGCAAGTGCACCGCCAGAGGCAAAAATTCGGCTGGCAGTATCCGCAGCCTCCTCGTTGGACACTTTGGCGACGAGATCAAAAGCTTGGTTGAGCTTCTGACTGACAAGCGATGACTTCGGATTTACCGTAGCTGCAAATAACAGTGCAGCATCCCGCGTTTCCGGCGCAGGAGAAATGATTGCGTTGATCAGCGAGTCCACACGGTCGAACGCGGTCTCAATCGGCACCGTCTCACGCCCCATGAGCGAGCGGAACATGTTACGGATCGTATGCACGAACCGTTGCCACGCCGTGATCTTCTCGCCCTTGGGGTTGATGGCATTCAGCGTAGCCTTGAACTCGTTGTTCGCCCAAGCCTCGGCAACAAACTCATCGAGGTTGCGAGCACCGTAGGCGGTGTCGAGACTTAACTTGACATCGTTAAACAACTGCGTGAGTTGCTTCGTCACCGGGTGCGACGGGTTGTCCAGCACGTGCGATGTCGTGGCGTGCCCAAGCTCATGGAACAGCACGTGGCTGTTCATGCCCGCAGCCGAGTCGAGGAAAATCGTATCCAGCCGAGGGTTGTAATACCCAGGCACCGGGTTGCCATCCGGGTCGGTGAGGTTGTCGATCACCTCGACCGTTGTATTCATCGGCACCTTGGCATACACCCGGGCCAGGGAGGCTGGATCACCACCGCGCTCGGCAGCGAGCATCCGCAGGGTACCTTTCAGATCCCCGTCAGCCAGGGCTTGACGAACTGCAGGGTGCAGAGGAGTAGCAAAACGCCCAGGCGCGTCGATGCGCTTCAGAAGATCGCTGACTTCGTTGAGGGTATCAAGATCGGTTTGGTCAACATCAATGTCGGTGTCTTCGGCAATTGCACGCGCCATAGCTGCGTCGAACGCAGCACTGTCTCCAAACAACTCTTTAAGTTGTTTCTTTGTATCTTCGCGGCGCTTTTTAACCGCACGCTCTTTCTTAGCCTGTTTTGCTGCGGCCTTGGACACAGCCACGGCAGATTTTTGCAGTCCAGCCGCGAGCCCCGCCCGCTTACCTTCACCCTCGGCATACTGTGCAAGCTGCTCTTGGGTAGCGATGTCCGCTGCGTATGCTTGTTCGGCTTGTGCGTTCTCGCGGGCGATGCGGTTGACGTACTGCTGCAGTACGTCTTTTGCATCTTGCGACAAGTTACTGCGCTTGACCCATTCAGCAGCAAGCTGCGCCTGCTTACCCCCAGTACCCTGGAAGCGTTGCGCCTCGATGCCGCTTTCCCCAAACGCCTTGCGGTATGCAGGTGCAGCGCGACCTTCCAGAGGAACAGCAATGTCGAATGCGATGTCGTACAGCGCATTCAGGATGAAGCGTGTTTTGGAGAAGTACGCCTGTGCAGCTTTGGCTTCCGGGGATAGATTACGTTTGGAAGCAAGTAGACCAAGAGTGATCTGCCGATCACGAACATCAATCTTGCCGAAGTCGTCCTGCACTTCGTTGTAGCCGCCATCCTCACCGTGCCTAAACAACTCAGAGGCCCGTGCTTGTGCACGGGTGGCTTCTTCAATTTCTTCGGCAGTAAGTGCTTCGCCGTTCTCGCCCTTGGTTTGAATGGCTTGCTTCTCGCGTTCCTCGGCTTCAGCACGCTCCTTGGCCTTGGCTTCGCGCTCGGCTTTCTTCTTTTCCTTCTCCGCAGCCCGCTCGGCCTTGGCCTTTAGCTCGGCTTCGGTCGGCTCACGTTTACGCCGAGCAGGCTTGGCTTCACTAGCCGGAGGAGGCGCGGGAGGCGCAGGGGACGGGGCAAGTTTCTTAAGCTCTTCTTCAATCGCTGCAGCGTTGTTCTGATAGAACTGAACATCTTCAGGCGTGTCGAGTTTTTTGCCCGCCGCAATGTCAGCCGCAAATGTGGCAGGGGTGCGCTCAGCCGGAGGCGGGGGTGGTGCAGGAGCTTCCCCCCGCTGCTTAAGGGCAACAATTTGTTCGTTGAGGCTGCGCATCGCCTCGTTGTCCCCCCGTGCTGCGGCAGCATTCCACTGTGCCTTCAAATCTTTTATCTGCTGTTCCAAGTCCGCAGCCGGAGGCGCGGGAGGTTCAGCCGGAGGCGCGGGAGGTTCAGCCGGAGGCGGTGCTTCGCCCAGGACCAACGCAAAATCAAAGTCTTCGCCGGTCAGGGCCTTCCACTGGGCACGTTTTTCCGTGTACTGCTGATCGAGCGCGTCAAACTTGGCCCGAGCGGGCGACCGCTTGAACGGCATCCGAGTGTTCGGGCCGAGCGGCCCGCCGACCATGAGGTCTTGCTTTTGCTTGACGATGTTGCGAATGTCCGCAAGCAGTGTTTCACGTGAAACATCTGCGGGAGCCGGAGGCGGCGCAGGGGGCTCGACCGGAGCCGGAGGCGGCGCAGGGGGCTCGACCGGAGCCGGAGGCGGCGCAGGGGGCTCGACC